AAGACATTATTGAGCAGTTCAGACTAACACCGAGGAGGCTCGTTGGCATTCAATAACCTAACACGTAATTAGATACACGATCAGCGTATTTGGTTAGGCGGTTGACATTAGGAGGAGGTGAACGAGGGATAATGCATTAGCTATTGCTTTGATTTTCTTTTTGCTTTTTATCGGCGTCTTTTTCGACTTAAAGAGTATGGAGGAAAAAGCGATCAAAAAAGGATACGCAATCTACCACCCGACAACTGGTGACTTTGTGTGGAAGTGTGATTTGGAGGTGTTGAGGGATGATTGAGAAACCTGTGAAGTGCGCGTGTGGTGGGGAGGGTGAAGCACTTTTAGAAATAGTGAAAGCAGTAGCCCATATTGGCATAGACTTTGGCTATGGCAAGTATGAGCTCGAAGATAAGCATATCCAAAAGGCTAGACAGATTTACGAGGCGATGCAGGAGGAAGAGGAATGATAAACCCAACGTACTTTGAGATTAACGCAGGGGACGGGAAGCACTCGATCGGTAATCTGATCAACGCCCTGGAGGATCTTCTGGGGAAGTATGGAGAAGTTAGACCGGAGTATCGCGCCCTGGCTCTTGAGCTTCTGGCCAGTAAGGAACGGAGGAAGATTGATGAAGCATAATATTAAAGTTTATGGTCAACCAGATTGCCCCAACTGTGAGAAGATGAAAGGCTTTCTCAAAGAGAAAGGTCTAGAGTTCAAATATCTGGACCTGGAGGACCCTGCTGCTGACAAGGAAGAGGTCAGCGCAGTTATGGCAGAGTCTATTATCGTCTCTGCAGGCATCCTGCCCATCGTGAACATCGATGGTAATCTGTTCTCTATGACGGAAGCCATGCGTGACCTCGTTTGAAGAGATAGCCCACGCAACGCTAAAGGAAGGAGGGTTCACCCCCACCTACGTAAATCTGGACCACAACTCAAAGTACTGGTTCGAGATGAGCATTACGTTTGGTGGGGTCATGATCAGGATCGAGCTTGACAAAGGACTTATGGGAGCATTCGGAAGTGAGGAGAGATTCCTTGAACACGAAATCAAAAGCTACTTCCCGGCGCTTACGAACGCCGGAGTTAAAGACAAAGGACTACCTGGAGAGAGGGAGGACACTGGAACAGATTAAGTGCTTGGCAATGGCGAGAGGTGACGGGGAGTGGAAAACATACCTCGAAACTTTTTCTGAAAATATTGATCCGTTCTCTTGACTTTTACTCTTTTAATGGGTATAATACGCAGCTCAAGAAAAAGGAATTGGCCCACATGACGATGAACCTACACTTCGACCCCGACACGCTTGTCTATACCACATCCGACTTGGATATTGGTAAGAAGTACGGGTGGCTCTTCGACAAACCCTCTAACACCTACAGCACGACCAATCCCCTTGAGGTGTCAAGGGCCTACGAGGACAAGGCAAAGGACATTCTGGAAGTAGCGAAGGGGCTCTACCGCACGCGGCGCTTTGCTTCCGCTGCGATCCTCCCTTCTACCAAGACTGAATGGCCTATCCCCGCAGGGAAGAGTCTCTACGAGTACCAGAAGGCGGGGATCGAGTTCATCCTCGCAACCCCTAATACTCTCCTGGCAGACGAGATGGGGGTGGGGAAGACGATTCAGGCTATCGTGGCTACCAACGTTCTGGGAGGCAAGACTTTGGTAATCTGCCCTGCCTCTCTCAAGATCAATTGGTCAAGGGAGTTCGCCTCCTGGTCGGTACCAGAGAAGAGGGTTGCTATCATCTCCGGCGAGAAGGGATGGGACGCTTCGGCGGACGTAACCATTATCAACTACGACATACTCCACCGTAACGGTAAGGGGTTGAAGAGTCAGGAGTGGGAGACGGTTATCTGCGACGAATGCCACTACTTGCAGAACCCTAAGACGAAGAGGACGAAGGCTGCGATGCGGGTGAAGTCTGCCAACACGATTATGATTACCGGTACGCCAATCACGTCTCGGCCAATCAATATGCTTCCGGTACTGAAGCGCCTCGACAAGGCAGGGTGGCACCACTACCCGAAGTTCGTTTATCGTTACTGTGCCGCTGTCAACACCCGTTTCGGTCTTGACGTGTCAGGGTCGAGTAACGAGGTGGAGCTTAGTAAGAGGCTGAGGTCTACGGTTATGATTCGGCGCAAGAAAGACGAGGTACTGAAAGAACTGCCCCCGAAGGTGAAGCAGGTTATAGAGTTGGGAGCAGGGAGGAAGGGTGACAAGGAACTGCTCAAGGTACTTGGTATCACTGACCCGGAGAACCTGAGTGAGGCAGACTACCGTAAGCTCATGAAGTTCCAACAGGGTCAGGGTGCTGAGTTCTCTGAGATGTCAACGATCCGGAAGGAGAATGCGATATCGAAGCTGAAGGAAGCGGTGCCTTTTATCAAAGACGCTGTGGTGAACTCAGGTAAGGTGGTTGTGTTCGCTCACCATAAAGAAGTTGTGCATGGGATAGCTGGTCAGTTCGGCGAGGGGGAGGTTGTCACTATCACAGGCGACACCTCGATGACCAAGCGACAAGAGGCGGTGGACAGGTTCCAGACCGACCCTGCGGTGGGGTTATTTGTAGGGAACATTCAAGCCGCAGGAGTGGGTCTGACTCTTACCGCCTCTTCCCATGTAATTTTTGCAGAGCTCGACTGGGTGCCGGGGAATATGGACCAGGCGAGTGACCGTTGCCACCGGATTGGGGCAGTCGGGGATTCAGTTTTGATTCAGTATTTGGTATTGGGAGGATCGATTGACGCTGCTATGGCCAAAGCCTTGGCAGCAAAGGCGGACACTATTGACAGTGTCCTGGATGACGTGTGGTTGTCGGAATGTTTTCAGTAGAGGAGGACAAGTAATTATGGAGATCAACTTGGGATTGATGGAATTTGCACAACGGCTGCTATTGGCCACGGAGTCTATTGCAGAGAGCCTGCGGAACCTGGCAGAGGAGGCCATCGTTAAGGACCCCTACAAACGTGAGAGTGAGGTACATAAGCTCCGTGCTGCCCGAGCCCGTACTTACGAAGATGATGCGGCATACAAGGCAAAGATGGCTGTCTACCGCGAATCGGTTAAGGGTATCCTGGACACCCATGGTATCGAGTACTCCTCACGGGCGCGTCTCGCTACCCTGGAGAACCTGGCCACGACCAATATTAACAACGTGAAGTTGCCCACCAAACCTGTACGGGAGTTGGCTATCGCGGAGATGCTCAACGAAGAGGACCGGCAACGGGACGCGGCTCTCCCCCAGGAAGGAACGGAAGATCCGGCAACCGACCCGGTAGAGGAGGAAGAGGCTCCTGCTACAGAGATTGCAAGCGATGACGCCCCTGCTGAGGAAGAGGAAGAGGCCCCTGCTGAGAAAGAGGCAGAAGTCCCTGCTGAGAAAGAGGCAGAAGCCCCTGCTGAGAAAGAGGAAGAGGTCGAGGAAGACGCTACTCCCTGGGGCAAGGGGCACCCGGACTACGATCAGATCTTGGCTGAGTTCCAGGCTTGGTGCCGTACCAACTCTGCAACGGAGGCGGACATCCGGCCTAACGCCTTGGCCAAGCTCCGCACCTTCCGTGTAGACAAGTTCAGCAAGCTCACAGCTGCCCAGGCGCAGCAATTCAGAAAGGCTTTGGTATGAAGAGTTCCGTAGAAGAGGTACACTCCACGCTCGGAGCCTCTTCCGCTTCAAGGTGGATCGCTTGCCCAGGCTCAAATCAGTTGTGCGAAAAGATGCCAGAGGACAAGGGGTCGGAGTACGCAGCGGAGGGTACTGCAGCACACGCACTGGCAGAAGACTGCCTCCGCAACGGGATCTGGGCGTCCGAGTGTATCGGTAAGACCTACGAGGGCTACGAGGTTACCTCGGAAATGGCAGACGCGGTGGACGTTTACCTCCAGGAAGTGACGGGTCTTACTGGTGAACTCGGGATCGAAAAGAAGTTCGAACTCGACTTTATCCAGGAAGGAATGTTCGGTACCAATGACGCTTCTGTCTATGACAAGAAGACTCAAACCCTTCACATCTTGGACTACAAGCACGGTCGGGGCGTGGCAGTCGAGGCAACCCGCAACCCACAGCTTATGTACTACGCTCTCGGCGCCGCCAAAGAGATCATCACTCAGCACGGGCCGAATGCTATCGCCAACGTTCAAATGGTTATCGTTCAGCCGAGAGCCTCGCACCACCTGGGACCAATAAGGGGAGACACAATCGCCTTTGAGGACCTCACAACCTGGGCAGTCTTGGTACTCGCTCCCGCAGCGAGAGCCACGCTAGACCCCGACGCACCACTCAACCCAGGGCCTAAGCAGTGCCAGTGGTGTCGAGCTAAAGCAGCCTGCCCCGCACTTGCGAAGAAGGCTGCGGAAGTAGCGAAGGTGGACTTCTCCCACCCTGTCTTCCCTGATCCTGCAGAGTTGACTCCAGAGGACTTGGCCAAGCTGATCACGTTCTCCGACGGGTTCTCAGATTACGGGAAGGCATGTAAGGCTTACGCTCAGACCAAGGCGGAGGAAGGGGTACTGATCCCTGGTCACAAGTTGGTTAAGGGGAGAACCCTGCGCAAGTGGTCTCCTGACAGTGGGCACGAAGAGGCGTTACGTGCGGCACTCGGGGAGGCAGCGTTCGATAAGAAGCTGAAGTCTCCTGCTCAAATCGAGAAGGCTATGAAGGCGAAAGGGTTGGACCCTAACCTGTCAGCCTGGACCTTCAAGCCAGAAGGAAAGTTAATGCTGGTACCATACTCGGACAAGCGTGCAGAGATACTCGCGGCCCCGGGAATGGATTTCATTGACGTGTTTAGTTAGAACCGAATTGGGAGGATCGGGCAAGGAATGGGTAACACTGAGGATTTACTTTTTATTTTTCAAACTACAAGGAGTAACAAGTTATGGCAGATTTCAAGAAGATTATGACACCCGAGTTCCGTGTTTCTTACCCCGAACTGTTCACCCCGAAGAGCTTCTCTCCTGAGCAGGAACCGAAGTTCTCCGTCCAGATGCTCTTCCCGAAGGAGTCGAAGGCCGAACTCGCCGGGATGATGAACCTTGTAAAGGAGGTGATCGCTGAGAAGTGGCCCGGTAAGGACGAGGCTTTTCTTGCCAAGCTCCGCAAGCCCTGGAAGGACGGGGACACGGACCGCGAAAACAAGCCGGAGTACGAGGGGATGATCTTCTGCAATGCTACCTCCCGTCAGGACCGCAAGCCTGTAGTGGTTGACGAGAATGCCGACCAGATCATTGACCAGTCCGAGGTCTACGGAGGCTGTTGGTGCCGAGCCACTATCACCTGCTACGCATACGACAAGGCGGGTAACCGAGGTGTAGCGTTCGGGCTGCAGGGTATCCAGAAGATTCGGGATGACGACCGCTTCGGCGGAGGTGGGGGGAGTGCCGCAGACTTCTCTCCAGTAGGGGCCGCAGGCTCCAAGTCGGACGAAGAGGCAATGGACGACATGTTCAGCTAACCAAACGCTACGTGCCTCCCTCTGTTGGGCTTCCGTGTTAGCGGAGGGCAGAGGGAGGCTTTTTGGTGAGGAGAGGGCGAGTCAATGTGTCCAGAGTGTAATGGTATCGATGTTCAGACGTGGTACTCAGTCGTGAAAGGCGGGTGCACCATGACTTGTAAGGATTGTGGGAGGGAGGCGTTCGCGGAAGGGGAAAACCCTGGCGACTCTGTAGAGTCCTGCTCAGAGAGGTTCCTATCCTTGAGGGAACTCCCGAGCAATAGTCTTGTGGCCAAACACGAGGCAGAGGTTGGAGGGCTACTCGGTACCATAGACATCCAGTTAGGATTGTTGGAGAAGTCACGAGAGTTGTTTGACTGCCTACTCGGAGCGGTAGAGGATGGGGACGACTACCAGAGTGTGAAAGCCCAGATCAAGGAAATCGATGAACACATCAGGAAAGAAAGGTACCTAGATGGCAAAGGACAAAAATAGCGGATACTACGATGCGGGAGGAATTGAGGTCTTGGACGTTATCAAGGCGAAGCTCACCCCAGAGCAGTACCAAGGTTACCTTCTTGGTAACACCATTAAGTACTCACTCCGCGCAAATTTCAAGGGCACGTTCGACCGGGACATGGAGAAGGCTGCGAACTACTCGAAGTGGTTAGGTGAATCTTTCCGTGCGAAGGGTGGTTGCGAGGGTTTCGACAAGTGGGAGGCGGAGGAATGATTAGTACAACCATTGACTTTGAGACAAGGAGCCGGATCAATCTCAAGACCGCAGGTATGTACCGGTATGCGGAGGACCCGTCAACCGATGTCCTATGCCTCGCAGTCAAGGTTGGTTCGAGTCCCTCTCGTATCTGGATTCCGTCTCAGTTCGAGACACCTAACACTCGGTCAGAGTTGGTGTCCTCGGAGCTTGAGGAGATAATCCAATCATCCGACAAGATCCACGCCCACAACTGCGGGTTCGAACGGGTTATCTGGCACCACGTAATGCACAAACGGATGGGATTCAAAGACCTACCACTGGAGAAGTGCTACTGCACCGCATCCCAGGCAGCGGCCATGTCCCTGCCTCGTACACTGTCTCTCGCCTGCGCGGCCTTATCCCTTCCCGTCCAGAAGGATCGGGAGGGGTACTTCGCCATGCTCAAACTCTGCAAGCCGCAGGGTAAGGACAAAGAGTTCCTGACGGACCCAGCCCTCTTCGACACTCTCTTCTCTTATTGTAAGACCGACGTTGACGCAGAGCACGGACTTGCGAAAGAGCTCCCACCCCTCTCACCTTTCGAACGGCAGGTATGGTTGCTCGACCAGAAGATAAACGACGCAGGTATCAGGGTGGATCTGGCCGCGGTAGACGAGATGATCGAAGCCGTGTCCAAGGTTGAACAGGACTTACTTGAGGAGTGCAAGGTCCTGACCGGTGGCAGAGTCAAGTCCGCTCGGCAGGTTAAGGAGACGCTCAAGTGGTTGGGGGAGAAGGGCGTGGTAGGTATGGACAACCTCCAGAAGGCCACGGTCGCTGAGTTCCTCAGCAAGGAAGAAGTGGTAGGAAAACCACGGCGCCTCTTAGAGATCCGCCAGCAGCTCGGTAAAAGCTCTGTCTCCAAGTACACCGCTATGAAGCGTATGGCCTCCGCAGCAGACGACAGGGTGAGAGGCACCCTACTCTACCATGGTGCTACCACTGGAAGATGGACCGCTCGGGGACTCCAACCGCAGAACCTACCGCAGGGGAGTCTCTCCCCAGAAGAGGTAGAGGACGTGTTCTTCAATCTGTCAGTCCTGGATGCGGACGGGCTCCGAGAGCACTACGGGTCTGAGAACATTATGGGTATAGCCTCCTCCTGTATCCGTGGGTGTCTTACGGCGTCCGAGGGTTCTGAGCTCTACTGCGCTGACTTCTCTAACATCGAGGGCCGTGTTGCGGCCTGGATCGCGGGAGAGGAGTGGAAGCTCCAGGCATTCAGGGACTTTGACAACGGAGAGGGGGAGGACCTTTACAAGGTTGCTTATGGTAAGGCGTTTAATAAGAATCCTTCTGAGGTTACCAAACCAGAACGGCAGATAGGCAAGACTATGGAACTGGCCTGTGGTTTTCAGGGAGGCCCCAAAGCCTTTGTCGGGATGGGCAAGAACGTGGGTCTGACCGTCGGCAGGGACGTGTTGGACCCTCTTATCCCGAAAACAACCGTGGGAGGGAGGCTAGTTCAAACGTACGTTGACCCTCCAGAAGAGTACAGGTGCGCCCATTGCGGTGATCGTCTTACCTCCGTCATCGAAGATCAGTCCTGGTCGAAGGGGTTCAAATGCGACAACTGTTTGGCGAAGCATACCTTGATCTACTTTGATAAGCAGGGGGGATGTGTGGAGTGGGGTGCTTTGCGCCTCGATGATACGGCAGAGGTAGTTGATCCTGCCTTTTCTCACCGTACACCTAAAGAACAGGAAGACGCATTACTTGAACTCTGGGCCAAACCATTGGTCGCGGCTTGGAGAGAAGCCCATCCTCAGATCAAGAGCACGTGGTACGGAATGGAGGCTGCGGCTATCCAGACGGTTGAGACCGGAGAGGTCAGGGAGTTTGCAGGGGTGAAGTTTGGTATCAAGGGCAGGTTCCTAATGTGCCGCCTCCCGTCTGGCCGGATGATCTCCTACTGCGACCCGGAGATCAAAGAGGTAACGGCGCCGTGGGGTGACAAGAAAGCGTGTGTCACCTACATGGGTACCTGCTCCTTGTCAGGGAAGTGGCGGCGCCAGAAGACGTATGGAGGTTCACTCTTCCAGAGCGTTGTGCAGGGGACTGCCCGGGACGTTATGGTTGAGGCCATGATGAGGCTTGACAAAGCAGGGTGCAACTTGGTCCTTACCGTTCACGACGAACTACTGTCGGACAACCGTAAAGGTAACCTGGAAGCGTTTATGGAAATCATGTCCCGTAACCCTGACTGGGCAGAAGGCTTGCCCATCTCGGTCGATGGGTGGAGAGGGTACAGGTATAAAAAATGAGTACAGGTGACCATAGGTGTATCGTAAAATCAGGGAGGGATTCCAAGCCATGTCGTGAGTGCGGTACGGATTTCCTGCCTCTTTCTAAGTGGAATGTCTACTGCACCTCGTGCAGGGACAAAATTCAGAACAGGACTCAAAACCAAATTGCGGGAGGAGTATGTCGTTAGCTGAGTAGTTGACCCACCAAAGAACACAGGGGAGTGTAGTCCCCTTCCGGAACAGAAGGAGAATCAGGCCAATCTTTAGCAGGCCAAGGTCCAGTGTTCGGATAGACGAAGTCCGTATCCACAACAGCCCCGCTGCCAATGTACTGGTAGACGGGGTTTTTTATTTCCAGGAACTTCATCGTGGACGGGGTGTTGCTGTCCGTCAAGAGGTGGGCGAACATGACGCTGTTGACGTGCTGCCTTAGAGATTTGATGTGCTTGACCAGGAGGCCGAACAGAGGGGATACCAAGCATAATGCCCTCGCTGTTCTCGTAACGTCAGGTACCAAGCTCAGGTCTACCCTCGCCCCCTTACTGACAGCCCACCGCAGGGCGGCGGGTCCTGCGAATGACTGGGGCTTTA